ATACAGTTAAATGACAGAATTTACTGCACTATGTTTAGTAGGTATGTTAGGATGTCTAGCTTATATCATACTAAATAAATTAACAAAGTAATGTGCCCTAAGTACACGGGATCGTAGTACGTTCCACGCTTAAAGAAGTTACCATAAGGTAGAAGCGCACCAGGGAATCCTAATCGTAAGTAGGCTCAGTTTAGCTACCTTTCTGACGGTCTTTGGTTAAAAAAGGTAGCCCCCTAAAACGGTATTACTATGGAAAAGAACGAACAAAAAAAAGCAGATAGAATTGAGTATGTTTTCAGGAATAAAACTTATATAGCTACTCCTGAGCTTAGTAAAGGTTGTTGTGTAGGTTGTGCGTTTGTTAATAATATGAACTGCGCTAACTTTAAAGATAGAATGGACATCTGCCATAAAGGATATATTTTTAAGCGTAAATTTAATCACATAGATGAGTAACCTTACTTTACTTACTGCGTTAATAGATATTATAAAGTAAATATTATGGAAGATAAAGTACTAGAAACAGTGGTAAACGGATTGGAATATAGTTTTGAAAAAGATATATTGGTAAAACCTTTAGCTCCTATCATGGTTACTAAAGAATATACAGAGCAAATCCCTACTGGGGAAAAGGACGAAGAAGGTTTTAATAAGTATGAAGTAAAGACTCATACTAAAGAAGTTGAATCAGATTTTGCAAAAGGTATTGTTCTATCTATTCCAATCGGTACTGATAGTACCATTAAGGTTGGTGATACTATAGTATACCCTAAGAAATTTGCTAAAGACTTTGATCTATTTAAAGACTCACAATTAGTTAAACCATACGACGTTGTAGCTAAAGTCGTTAAATAAGCTATCATTCATGATTGAATGTTTTATTTTAGAGTATTAAGTCGCTGCCCTGCCATCAAAGCAGGGCATTCTTTTTGCTATTACTTTACTAAACATTAATAAATGTTAAATATTTTAAACACTTTTTATATTAGTGCGTTTTAAGGGCATTATGGGAACAATAATAATAATACTTGTAAGTGTTATTGGCTTTGGTGCTCTTACTTATGCTCAAGGAAAACACGAAGGATACATTCAAGGCAGAATTGATGGGTATGAAGAGTGTAAGAAGAACTTTAACAGAATACAAGAATTTAAACAAAAGATATTAAATAAAAAGTTAGACATATGGAAGGATACAAAGTAATTAAGGATTTTAGCTTCGCTGAAAAAGGTGATGTGTTTACTAAAGTTGAAGATTTAAACTTGTGGGAACTTCAGAAATCTGAAGTAGTATCAGATACAGAAACTTATACTTCAATGGCATTTGATTCTTCTACTATGGAAGAATTAGCTAACAAAGATTATGTAATCTGGTATAGTGAAGAAGCAGAAGAAGATGATAATGAGGATGAATGTGAACGCTGTTGTGATAAGTTAGAGAAAGTAAAAGAATACGTTAATACTTTGATTGATACATATACTAAAGATTATAATGAACTGATGAAGGATTATAATGAAGGTAATGTGCAGCAATGTGTTAAAGTAGAAGCAGAAACTGTATACCACAATTTAAATAAAGTTCTCAACAGTATTAAAGATTTGTTAGATGAATAAATTAGTAAAGACTGTTAATAAAGGCAATCTTTACTATGAATACCTTAACGCTTTAAATGGTATACTACAACTTACAAATAGGGAATTGGAGTTACTTACTAAGTTCGTTGAATTAGATGTGAACTTTACTCCAATACCTGGTGTAAGTAAAAATGTAGCCAATACTGACAATCGTAGAATGATTAAAAGTACTATGGGTATTACTCCTGATAACTTAAGTAGATATATAAGTAAGTTCAAGAAAGAGGGTCTTTTAGTACAGGGAAAAGCAGAAGATGAATTAGTAGTTAATAAGATACTAATTCCAGAGATAATAAAAGATAGGGTGCAAATAACATTAATACTAAGAGTAAATGAATAATAAAATAAATAATAAACATTTCTATATGATCTTTGACAATGGGCATATAGTACATGTAGAGAATAGAAGTAATAGGTTAGTACGATATTTTAGACATCTCTTTAACTTACGTTCTAATCTGAAATTAACTTCTTTTGTTCCAAAGAAACCTTACTCTAACAAAGAAATTAAAAAGTTATCTAATATATTATATAGAAATCGCGATTTAGATGAATCTGATATTGTAGTAATAATAAATTCTATTAGACCTAATACTATCAGAGAATCTTTAACAGAGTTAGAAACTAGTGAATATTATATAAATGCAACAGCAAAAAAAGATATCAATTTACTCAAGTCTGGCAAATAAATATAATTTACCTTATCCTGTTATAGAAGTAATATGCAATAGTCCATTTAAGTTTGCTAAAGAAGTAATGTCAAATGATGAAGATACTAAAGATATTATGTTTGCTTACTTATTTAAACTTAAATTAAAAAAGAGATATAAAGAAATAAAATGAGACAGTTTATTGAAGAATGCTTAACACCCAATTATAAAATTCACTGGTTAGATTCTATTTACTTTGATCCTGTATTACTTAACAATATACAGATGTATGTAGCAATTAGTGACAGTAGACTATTAAGAATATGATACTAAGAAAGTTTAATAATATGTATCCTAGAACACTTTGGATAGCTATAGTAGAGAGTGAGGAAGATATACAGTTTCTATGCAAGAAGTTCTCTATATTAGAGATTACTCCAGAATTCAATAAGATACTAGAAAATGCTCAAGATGCAATGACCAATGCTTATCATGATGATGTAGTAGCTGAATGTAGACCTGTTATTCAAAACTTTAACTATTTTACTGGAATACTGTGTATAATATATAAGCCAGAGTTAGTAGATAGTGCTAACATAGCCCATGAATCTGTTCACATTTCTGACTATTACTTTGAAATTACAGGTATGAATAATGAAGATTTTTCAACTGGTGGCAATGAAGGATATGCTTACTTAGTTGGTTGGGTTGCTGGATGTTTTGTTAAAGTAATGAAAGAATATGGAAAGACAAAGTAAAGAAGATTCATTAGCTCTATGGGAGTTTGAGAAGAACAATACTAAACGATTAGGTTCTAATATCAGCGAAGAGTTAAGGGAATTAATGGAAGTTGCGGATAAGAAGATAAATGACTATTCGTTAACATATAATGAATTTCTAGATGACATTCTAGAAGGTTTAGCTAAACTAAAAGACACAGATAATATTGAAACTAGGCGGTTACAGATAAAAGGATTGTACAACTGTTTAACTAATAAGTATATTGAAGATGGAGAATGATGGTAAGAAATATGATTGTGGTAAAGTAAGAATGGATCTAGTTCCATTAGATGTAGTTGAGAATATTGGTAAGGTACTTACTTATGGAGCTCAGAAATACTCAGATAATAGTTGGCAAAATCTTCCAGATTTTTGGAAAAGATATAAAGCAGCATTACTAAGGCATCTTACTGCTATAGACAAAGGAGAATTAATAGATCCTGAAAGTGGACTACCTCATATAGATCATGTACTTTGTAATACAGTATTCTTAGATTGGGGATTTCATCATGGTAAAGCAATTAGTATTAATACAAAAGATATTGAACAAGATGAATAATTTAGAAGCTATTTGGTGGGAAACATAGGATATAGATGTAAATAAAAACCGTATTGGTAATCCTACTTTACACGTTCACTTCATACGTAAAAATGAAGAAGGTATTACTCATGGAATTGTACACTCTAAAGAAGTTACACAAGATCTTAGTATTGATGCAGTTAAGAATGAAATAATTAAAGAGATAGTAGAAGTTTTAGAAGAAGGTTATAGAAAAGTAGAAAAAGATTTATGGAACAATTGAAATTTAAAAAGTTAGATTACTCAGTAAAGAAAGAAGACGGTACAGAAGAGATTAAGAAGTCTGAAGGTAAGTTGCCTACTAGAGCTACAGCAGGAGATGCTGGATTGGATCTGTATGCTACTCGTATTACTCAAGAAGTAGATAATAGCGGAAAGTTAGTACTTGTATATCATACTGATTTAGCGGTAGAGATTCCTGAAGGATATTGTGGCTTACTTATGATGAAGTCTTCAATTAGTAAACGTTCTATAGCTTTAACAAATGGAGTAGGTTTAATAGATACTGGATATCGTGGAGAGTTGATGGCTAAATTTAAAGTAACTACAGATGCTATTCCTACAGTATATACTATAGATGAACCATTTGCTCAATTAGTTATTGTACCTTGTTCTATATTAGAACCCACTTTAGTAGAAGAGCTAAGTGAAACTGAAAGAGGAGAAAAAGGATTTGGAGAAGTTACAGCAGAACAAAATAATGAAAATAAATAATAAGAATATGAAAGAACTTAATATTACAATTACTCCAGTGAGTGCATCAGGTGTTGGAAATTTTATTGATGTTAACATTAACGGATTGCCTTACAGAACAGAAACTGTACAAGGTGAATTTACCGAAGAAGTAATGAAGCAGTCTATTGAAAAGTTGATGCCTACTATTCCTGCTGAACAACGAGAAGAAGTAGAATTGAAATTCTATCAACTGTTAGATGCTATTGCTAATACTAAAGCTGAAGAAGAGTATAGAGCTCAGCACCCTGAAGAGTTTATGCCAGAGAATTTTGAACCTAGTGTTGAAGAAGTAACTAATGAAGCTATTTGATATAAATGGTGGTAAAGTAGTAATACACCCTGATGCTTTAGGTCTCCCATTCTTTAAAAAGTTATGGGAGGCTGATAAGCCAGACAAAACACAAGCTACAAATGTAATAAGTTATATAGTACTTATGTGGTATTTTAAATCTCCATATGTACTTCAGCTAGAACCAGATATCAGAGAAAAGAAACTTAAGCAGTTATACTTTGGTGATGAGAATTATAATCTTACAGTAGAAGAAAAGTCTTGTGAAGATGATTATAAGAAGCTAATATATACTAGAAATCTAAGAATGTTAGATAGTATGAGAAACAAAGTAGATACTATTAGTAAGTATTACGAAGATTCTCTAGAAGAGCAATTAGATGAAAAGAAGATCAAAGATCTATTAGCTGGTATGGAAAAAGTAAAAGCTACTTTTCAAACATTAGATTTCCTCGAAAAGGCAGTTAAAGCTGAAGAAGTTAGTACTACTAAAGTACGTGGAGATGCTCAGATTAATCCTTATGAATTAGCTTAATTTGTGCAAATTATACACAAGTTTATAACAATAAATTAATAGGTACGTTATATGAATATAAATAAAGAAACTATGAAGAAAGTACTTGATTTAACAAAATGTAATAGCACTGAAGAGATTTGTGATGTGCTTGAGAAAGAAATTGATAACAAACAAAAAGCAAATAAAGCAGCTAAAGAAGCTAGTGAGTCTTTGATTGAAGAATATAAGAAAGAAGCAGTAGCTGAACCTAAGAAGAAAGGTATTATCAAGCGTACTATTCATTGGCTAAAGAGTTTGTTTAAGAAATAATCTCGTTGAACTGATAGAGAGGTCTGACAGGGACAGACATTAAATATTCCCTGGCATATTGCCCTATGGTGTAGTGGTAGCACGAGAGGCTCTAACCCTCTAGGTCCGGGTTCGATTCGGTGGTAGGGCGACTAATTAAAATATAAATGTTATGGATAATAAACCAAAAGAAGATAAACTAATGGTTATTACACTTGATAACTCAAATCCAAAATCTAAGATATATTGGAAAGAAGAAGATTATAATATCTTTAAAAAGATGTGCGATGATTTAATAACTAAATATTTTGGTGATACTATAAATTATCCTTTAGATATGCTTACTTTAGAAACAGAAGAAAAAGTTGAACCTAATCAAAAAACTTTGGAAATATCATAACTATGATTGACTTCTAGAAGAAAATAATAAATAGTGATAAGTTTAGAACTCCGGCTTTAACATTCTTAAAGACCGGAGCTTATTGTTAGTACCCAATTGGTACTACTGAATATTATACATACTGGGACGAATAGAAAGATCGTTGCATTAATGGTTATACCGCAGAGGATGGAGATTACATCACTGGGTATAACTATTTTTATATTAACTTTTGTCCTATTCAACGTATTGTGCATGAAATAAAAAATAAACCAGACGGTACTACAAAAGTAATAAAAAAACGTGAATTATAGTTCCCAGACTTCTACGATTACGATTACTTTTTTTTCTAGGCTATGTAGGAAGCTGAAGAGCAAGGTAAACATATGTGTGTACTTAAGTCACGTCGTAAAGGTTATTCATATAAAAATGGTTCGATGGCTTGTCGTAACTATTATCTATTGCCTGGTACTAAGACGTATATATACGCTTCTAATAAGTAGTATCTTACTGAAGATGGTATTCTTACTAAAGCTTGGGACTATATGGACTTTATAGATAAGAATACAGCTTGGGGTAAAAAACGATCTGTCAACAGTACTATGCGTAAACGAGCTGGATTCTGGACTAAGGATGAATTTGGTAAAGAAGTAGAAATGGGTTACAAGTCAGAGATTATTGGTGTTACTTTGAAAGATAATCCTGATATAGTACGTGGTAAAGCTGGTAAATTGATTATATTTGAAGAAGCGGGTTCGTGCCCAGAATTAGGTGCTGCGTGGTAGATTGCTAGACCATCTGTAGAACAAGACGACGTAGCTTTTGGTACAATGATAGCTTTTGGAACAGGCGGTGATGAAGGTAGCCATTTTGAAACATTGAAAGACATGTTTTATAATCCAGATGGATATAACTGCTTAGGATTTGATAATATATGGGATGAACATACTAGTAACAAAAAATGCGGTTTTTTTATTCCACAGTATACTAATAATGATATTAGAGATGAAAAAGGAAACCGTCTTTACATGGATAAAGATGGAAATACATTACACAAATTAGCTCTAGAATATACATTATCTGAACGTAGAAAAGTAATAGAAAATGCTACTAATACTAATACTATAGATAGATATGTAGCTGAAAGATGTATTACTCCACAAGAAGCGTGTCTAGAATTTGGTGGTAATATATTTCCTAAAAAAGAACTATAGTAGCAATTAGGACTTATTCGTACTAATACTTAGTTATAGAATCATAAACAAGTAGGTGATTTAATATTTGACGAATCTGGTAGTATCAAATGGATACCTAAGAAACATGGCGATGTTACTAAGTATCCACTTGGTAAAGACGATGATCCTACTGGCTCAATAGTTATATGGGAACATCCAGCTAAAGATGCAACAGCTGGATTATATATAATAGGTGTAGACCCTTATGATCATGATTAGTCTGGTACTAATTCATTAGGATCATCTATTGTATATAAGAGGTTTTAGAACTTTGAAGAGTATTATGATATTATAGTAGCTGAATATACTGGTAGACCTGCAACAGCTGAAGAGTACTATGAGAATCTACGTAAGTTAGCATTATACTATAATGCACGTATAATGTATGAAAATGAACGCAAAGGTCTATTCCCTTACTTTACTGCTAAACATTGCGATTACTTATTAGCTGATCAGCCTGATATTATTAACGATATAGTTAGTAATTCTAAAGTACAAAGAAGAAAAGGTTGTCATATGAATAAGTAGATAAAACAATGGGGTGAAGGTATGATCAAAGAATGGTTAAATGAAGAGTATGCTCCAGGTAAGAAAAACCTAACTAGGATACTATCAGAGCCGCTATTAGAAGAGCTAATAAGCTATAATGATACAGGTAACTTTGACCGAGTGATGGCGTTGATGTAGGTTATGATATATAGAGAACAACTGTATAATGTAGTTGTTAAAAAGAAAGAAAAAGAAAACAAATAGAAGATGCTCTTTGATGGACCAATTTTTGCGCAGAGTTGGTTCAATGACGATACTCCAAGAGTATTTTCAAACGACGATAATGTATATACATTTTAATTATGAAGAATACTAAAAGTTTCCCTGCACAGAAACTACCAATGTCAAAGAAGACACAAGCCTGGAAAGAAGCCTGCGTAGACTATGTAGTAGGCGCTGGAGATTCAGGATTTGGTGGTAATGGTAGATCTAGATCTGACGAGATGTAGACTTACTATGATTTATATAATAGCATATATAATGAAAAGGATCTTAAATATGTAACTAATCCATTTAAACAAGATGATGGATTTCCTGCTATGGCATAGGATTATAATATCATCAAACCATATGTAGATCAGTTACTTGGTGAAGAAACTAAGAGACCTTTTAATTTTCATCCACAACGTACAAGTGATATAGCTGCTAGTGAACTACAGGAAAAAGCCAAAGAAATGCTAATGGATTATATTCAGGCTACTATAGCTAGTAAGTTAAGTCCAGAACAAGCAGCTAGATATGAACAAGCATTAGCTACAGGAGAAATCTAGACTCCAGAAGCTATAGCTAAGTATCTATAGAAAGATTATAAAGATATAGCAGAAACTGAAGCTTATCATGCATTACAATTTCTAAAGAGAAAATTAAATCTTACTCATGAGTTTTATAAAGGTTGGAAAGATGCTTTAATAGGTGGAGAAGAAATATACTATGTAGGTGTAATCAATGGAGATCCTTATGTAGAAAGAGTAAACCCTATGTACTTTGATTATGAGCATTCTTTAGACTTAGAATTCATAGATGATGCCGCATGGTGTCGTAGAAAGATGATTATGTCTGCTACTGAGATATACGATAGATTCTATGATAAAATGTCTGAAAGACAACTAAATGAATTATTAGAACTTATTGATCAAAGACCTGGAGCAGGTAATAATCCAGAGATAAGAAAGACTAGTATAGATTATGAATCTATTAAACTACACAAAATTAATAGTTTTACAGATAATCCATTTGATATAGATCATATAACAGTATATCACTGCTGTTGGAAATCTTTCAAAAAGATAGGATTTGTTACTTTACTAAATCCAGAAACTGGAGAAGCTGAAGAATTTCAAGTAGATGAAGATTATAAAGTAACAGGTACTGAACAATCTGTAGAATGGGATTGGATTATTGAAGTATGGGAAGGATATAGAATTGGTGATGATATGTACATAGGAATTCAACCTATTGAATATCAACATATATCTGCCGACAATCCTAATTCACAGAAATTACCTTACACTGGTGTAGTGTATAATAATACTAATAGTAAACCTAGATCATTAGTAAGTATGATGAAACCATTACAGTATATGTATATTGTAGTGTGGTATAGACTTGAGTTAGCATTATCTAGAGATAAAGGTAAAGTAGCAGTAATGGATATTACTTAGATACCTAAATCTATGAACATTGATGTTAATAAGTGGATGCATTACTTAAGTGCACTAGGTGTAGCTTTTATTAATCCTTATGATGAAGGATGGGATATACCAGGACGTGAAGGAGGTAAACCATCTCAATTCAACTAGTTATCTTCTTGGGACTTAACTATGAGTAATGTAATAGCTGAGTATATTCAATTAATGTAGAAGATTGAAGATATGGTAGCTAAGCTTACTGGTATTACTCCACAAAGACAAGGACAGATTGCTGCTAGTGAATTAGTAAGTAATGCTAATACTGCTGTTAATATGTCTTATCATATTACTGAACCTTGGTTCTGGAATCATAATTAGGTGAAGAGAAGAGTATTAACAATGCTATTGAATACTTCTAAAGCAGCTTGGAAAGATAATAAGAGATACTTGAATTATATATTAGATGATGCTACCAGAGCGTTTGTACAATTATCTGATAATTTCTTCTATGAAGATATGGATATATTTGTAGATGATAGCACTAAGAATCAACAGTATATAGATCAATTAAAGCAATTGCTGCAACCTGCTATGCAGAATGGTGCTAGTCTGTTAGATATTGCTGAAATCATTACTTTAGATAACATGAGTATGATTAAAAATAGACTTGAAGAGATAGAGCAGAAAAGAATGGAACAGATGCAGCAACAGCAACAGGCTGAACAACAAGCTCAACAGCAGATGGCAGAACAACAGAATCAGCTTAAAGAAGAAGAACTTATGCTTAAGGAAGCTGAACTGGATCTTGAAAAATATAAAGTAGACCAAGACAGATATAAAGCAGAACAAGATAATGCTACTAAAATTACTGTAGCACAAATTAATTCTTATCGTGGTGCTGAGAATATGGATCAAGATATGAATGGAATTCCTGATCCAATTGAAATAGGAAAGCAAGCTCTAGAATAGCAGAAGATAAATTCTGATATTGCTACTAAACAATTAGAACTTAACAATAAGCGTAGAGAAATAGAACAGAAGAGAGAAGCTGAAAATAAGAAGATACAGCTTGAAAAAGATAGAATGAAGCATGAAACTGAGTTGCAACGTATGTCTGATAAAGCTGCTATGGATAGAGAGAAGCTAAAGGCAAAGACAGCTTTGAGAAATAAAGTAGTAGGCGAATCTAAATCTAAATAACTATGAACTGGTTTAAAGAAACGTGGTGGTTAGTAAAACAATTATTTACTACTACTAAGAATAAAGATAAAGTATAGTATAAACATATGGATCATTATCCTTTTAGTGGATACTCTGCAATGAGTTGGTGTGGATATATTTTGACTAAAAAGAAAGAATCTGATATTAAAACTACTACTTGGAATCACGAAAATATACATTTACAGTAGGCTGAGAATAAGGGTAGTTGGTTAAAGTATTACGCTGATTATGTATGGGAGTGGATCAAAGGCAATCCTATTACTTATCCAGCATCATCGGCATACTATACAATACCTTACGAAATGGAAGCATACGCAAATGAAGATAAATCTGATTACGAAATTAATACTAATAAGTATAAAATAAAAAATCGTAAAAAGACCTATAGAGAGAATAAGAAAAATTGGTTTAACTATATTAAAAATTTATAATTATGGCATGCGGTGGAAAGAAAGGTGGCAAAAAGTCATCTAAAAGTGGAAAGAAAAGTAAATAATTATGGAACGTGAAGCATTTAGATAGAGAATGCAACAGTATAAGTAGGCTAGGGAGAATAATCCCTAGCTGAAGTACTGGGATTGGAAGAAGTATGCAGATGGTGGTACTATAGATGAAGATCCACCATAGAGTACTAGTGAAAGACCTATTACTAACTTTGACCCTAAAGGAGATCCATATAATCCTACATATGGATATAACCCAGGTGCAGGCTACGTTTCAAATTCAGATCCATTAGGTAGTCTATATGTAGAAGGAGCTTTACTTAATCCAGTATTTAAACTAGCAGGTAATGCAGTATCTAATGTAGCTAGAGGATTAACTAAATACTCTTCTAAATATGTACCAGAAGTAAGGAGAACCGTGTAGGATAAAATAAATAGTTTATTCCGTAGAGAAGCTGAAGATAAAGCTCGTACATATAAATTATATGATGATGCTATAGAATCTAGAAATAGAATAATTGAAGATCTATATTCTAATCCAGCTTATATGGAAAGAGCTAGATAGATTTAGAATACATACGGTGATAATTACGCTAAAGTATATGAAGATATAATTAATTAGTATAATACTAATTATTGGAATTTACCTAATCCTGTTATAAAACAGTTAGATGCTAAGGCTAAAATGTAGGCTAAAGACGCAGCTGTAAATAGGTATATTACTAGAAGACAACCAGCAGGATACGATGATTTTGAGTATTAGATAAATAGAAATCTTACAGAGATAGACTACCCTACTACTAGACATGAATTAGGACACTATGTAGATTTTAATTTAGCTAAAAGTTCAAATCCCGATTATAGCAACTCTATGTTTGCAGAGTTAAAAAGAGACTTATCAAAATAGAAGAATCCATTATTTCCAGATAAAACTGATTATTATAGTAAAGGTACAGAATAGAAATCTTATATGAATACTCTTAGAGAGTATATGTTTAAGAATGGTATGATTAATAATATAGGAGATAAGGTAACTTCTAGATAGATTAAGAAAGCTATAAGATCGTTACCTAAAGATATGAGATCTATTGAAGCTGCTTATCTTCAATTTGCTACACCAGGATAGTATACAAAATGGTTTAATAAAATACCTTTACTTGGTACTTATCCAATAGTAAATAAACAATTTTAGAATTATGAAGAAGATAAAGATAAAGCCAGAAAATAGAGGTAAGTTCAATGCAACTAAAAAGAAGACAGGAAAGACAACTGAAGAACTAACTCATAGTAAGAATCCTGTGACAAGAAAGAGAGCAATATTCGCTTAGAATGCTGCTAAATGGAATAAAGGTAAAAAGAAGAAAAAATAAATCTAATTAAATATTTTAATTATGGATAAAAAAATGACATTAGGTGGATTTGAAGCTGTATTAGATAGCTTTATCCCTAATCCAGATGGTGGTTTTAGAAATTCAAATATTGATGAAAATGTTAATGTTGATGCTGATGAATTTGAATCACTAGACGATGAAGAATTGGAAGATATTAAAAAGAACAATATCGAAGTAAAGAATAAGAAAGAAAATCCAGTAGAGGAAGGTACTGAGGAAGAAGAAATCGAAGAAGGAGATATTGAAGATAAACCAAAACGTAAGCCTGGTAGACCTCGTAAAGAAGAAACCATTGAGGAAGAAGCAGAAGAGGAAGAAGAGATTGAAGATAACAATGAAGAAAATGTTGTTACTAACTTCTTTGATGCTATGGCTGAAAAACTTAATTGGGAATTTGAAGAAGATGAAGATAAACCCAAAAGTGTTGATGAGTTAATTAATTACTTCCAAAATGTCATTGAAGAAAATAGTAAGCCTGAATACTCTAGTGAAGAAGTTGAAGCACTAGATAATTTCGTAAAACAAGGTGGAGATTTAAAGAAGTATCTGACTATTGATGCTGAGTTAGATTTAGATGATATTGATATTGAAGATGAAGCTAATCAGAAATTAGTAGTAAAACAATTACTTAAAGAAAAAGGGTTCTCTACTAAGAAGATTGATAAGTTAGTAAGTAGATACGAAGAAGCTGGATTACTTGAAGATGAAGCGCAAGACGCTTTAGAAGATCTGAAAGAGATTAAAGAGGAAAGGAAGAAACAGCTATTAGAGGATCAGAAAAAGGCTTATCGTGAATAGTTACAGAGACAACAGCAATTCTATGATAACGTTGTTAGCGAAATAAAAGGCTTAAAGAATATACGTGGTATTACAGTCCCTGAAAAAGATAAAAAGGTTTTAATAGATTATATACTTAAGCCAGACACAGACGGTAAAACAAAGTACCAAAAGGACTATGCTAAGGGTGGTGTTAAGAATCTCATAGAATCAGCATACTTTACAATGAATGCTGATAAGCTTATTGAGGCTGCTAAACGTGAAGGAAATAATTCAGCTATTGATAAGTTTAGACGAAGTTTAAAATCTAGTAGTATTACTACTAAATCTAGAAAACAAGCCACGGGTTCTGATGATGATCCAATTTG